CGGGATCCTCCTTATTTATTTTGTTTTCCATAAAATATTATAGGTCCTAGAAGTAAAGAACCCGATACTTTCGTGAGAAAAAGTATCGGGTTCAGGGGGGGTTTGCGCTTAGATAGCAGCGCGGTTTTAGATTCTATTTCTAGGCAGGTTTGAAGAAGAAATCGTCTTGCTTACGATCATACACAGCCACAGTATACCCTTTTGAAGTGGCCCCATACTCGGAGTCCAACCCCATAAGACCTTCTTCACTCTTTCCTACTAGAGCCTTACCCTCTGACATAAATACATCGAAAGGGTCTTTCTTATAAAAGAAGAACGTCATATCCCATCCTAGGTTTTCTAAGATATTCATAAAAGAAGAATCTTCTCCGAACGTTTCGGTAGTAATACCCATTTACTCGTTACCTCTCATCTTAGCTAGGTAATCTTCGTTAGAAACTTCCTCTTCTTCAACTTTTTTAGAAGGCTTACCTTCCGTAGTCGTAGACTTACTCATGGCAGCGACTCGTCCAGTAACAGCGATTGATTCAGCCATAAGCTTAACCTCAGCGTAATCTTCATGCTTTACAAGTGATTGAATATCGTGGAGACTATCCATGATTTCTGCAATCTCTTTCTTACTCTCTGCTGCGGGAGTAATCTTAGGACGAGGCATAGAACCTTCATACTTAGGCCAGCCATCTTCCATTACTTTCTGGATTTTGTAATCGTGACCGTTGTTTAGATCGATTAGAGTTTCGTCATCCTCAGTGATGTAATCTTCGTCAAGAATAGACCCAACGATGGTACGGTACATTTTAACACCAACAGAGAAAACTTTAATCTTGTTCTTATCTCCACGATCAAGAGCGTTGAAGTAGAAACGACTACGAGCGCGAATCTTATTAGCAAGCTTCTTATCTCCAGCTTCGTCTTGGGTAGTGCCATTATTTACACCATCCCAAAGAGCGTAGTAGAGATTACAAAGAGGACAGTCCTCTCCGTGAGTCTTTAGGCAATGAACGGCACGATCATAAGTCTGACCGTCTTGAGGGACACGGTGGATAGCAGTTTCTGCTACAAAGTCATCATCATCTTTTCCGGGAAGGATTCGAACAATGTTGTTTCCTTCTTTTAGTGTGATGTAAGGGATTTTGGTAGTACTAGAGTCTGAGTCTCCGTCTTTGGAGACAAGGGTTTCGTACTGTGCGCGTAGTGCTTTGAGATCAATAGTCATTTTTTTAGTTACTGTAAAGTTTAGTTTCTGCTCTTCTATTACTGGAAGACTGGATGAGCATATCCTTCTTAGCCTCCATAGATTTTATTAGACCTTTAAGTAGGTTATACTTATAGGATGATTCCCGACAAACATATGTCAGGCGTTTGGTTTCCTCGTCTATTTCAACAAGGTCATCTAAATCCCTCGCAGTGAGTTTTTTAGTTGAGTTCTGTTTCGAGTCAGATCGAACTTGAGCCATATGCTCAGAAAGGTTTGTGCAGTCCCCATCATTAATCATCTTAGCCGTAACCATCATAGCGTAGTATGATGAATAAATGGCAGAGAATTTAATAATATCGTCATCGATAGTATCTTCGTTAAATTCAGTAAGGTCATTGCTGACCTCAAGATAACTATCCCACCCAAAATCCTCTAGTAGTCTGTCTAACTCGTTCATGCCTTATTATAGGCTGAGTCAGGAGTTCTTCTTGAGATTAGTTAGATATTCTTTATTTTTTAGAACGTTACTGTTTACGGTTCCTTCTTTTTCTACCACGGGTTGTTTGGGGAAGTACGCAAGATATTCGCTCTTCTTTAATGTGGTTAAGGATGAATCAGGATGTACTATAAGAAAGTCTCCAACTAGACTTTTATCTGAACAATTAGATTTCTTAGAAACACTTGGAGTAGTTACACCGAACTCTGAATTCATCTTGTAAATTCTTGAGCCGCCTACTACTTGAACAATGTCAGAGTCTTTTGGCAAACCAACAGCAATCCAATAACCAGCTAACCTTCTACAAAGTACAGTGTACTTAGGATCCTTTTTATTCTTCTTTATGTTTTTTAAGTTTATTTCCATCAAACAACTCCAGTAGGGGCGTTGAGTTTAGCCTTAAAAGAAGCATTATATTTCGTGAGATTAAAGTAGTCTTAGACTCATTATCCATCTCACCATATGTCTCTGCTCCTAAACAACTCATCTCTAGGATAATATGTACAAGTTCATGTATTAATGTCTCCTGAATACAAGCTTCAGATTGGCTAATGTCTACTCTTACTATATACTCATCAAAACATACATCACCGAAAACTTGTTCAGTCTCGTCATTTTTAGTGTAGATTGGCCCTTTAAGGTACTGTACCTCGAATTTGGCCCAACCAAAGTTAATCTCGGTAGGTAGGTTATTCATTTAATTCACCCATAATGAGGTTTGTGTAGTTTAGCTGCATAGGGACAATAAATCTAGGAGTTCCGTTACGTGATTTCATGACATAACAACGCATAGTACCAGCATCATACTCCTCCTCTGTTTGATTTAGAGATACAGCAAAGTCGCAAGTTCGGATTTTACCGTAAGAATCACCAAGCTCGGCATCTGTAATAACCTTTACTTTTCGACCCATTCTATTGGTCTGGGTAGCGGTCCAGCATAGTAAGTTATTCTCCATTGCAACGCCTCGTAGCTCTTCAGCAATTCGTTGTTGAGCTAAGTGTTCCGCTTGGAGTTCTCTCGTAGGACGAAGAAGTTCTAGGTAATCCACGATAAGAAGGTCAGGCTCAAAATCATCGTAGTTTTTTAGTTGAACTAGAAGGTTTCGAATAGTGTTAACCGTTCCTTGTGAGGTAGGAAACTCTTTAATCACAAGATCAGATCCGGGATATGCTTCTTTAAAAGCCTTGAACCTAGACTTAAGATCTAACTGAGAAGAAGGATCTTTTAGTCTCTTCTGAGGGATAAGGGTCATGATTGAGTCGAATCGTTGTGCGATCTTATCTTCACTCATCTCCAAAGAAATGTAAAGAACTTTCTTACCCTCAGTCATGGCAGTTACGCCTTGGTTAACTAGGTAAAGAGACTTGCCGACTCCGGGAGGAGCCACGACCATGGCAAGCTCTTTATCACCTAGTCCACCTTCTAGAGATTTATCCAACGAAGGAAGTACAGTTTTATGTTTTTTAGTTTTCTCTTCGTTAAATACTCGGTTAAACCTTTCTCCAAAGTCTTTGAAGTAGTCTTGACCAGTATCAATATCTCTAGACACTAATAGAGCCTTACGTACTAAAGCTTCAACCTCTTCGGTCCTGTCATCTCGAATAAGCTCAATGCTTTGTGCGATAGCAGACTTCATCTCTTCTTTTTTAGCAAACCCTTCGATGATATCCAGAAGATAGTTTGGGTTTTCTGTTGCAGCAGAGTCTAGGTTGTTGATGTAGGCAAGCTCATCCGTATAATCACTAAGGTCTTCTTTGGCCCCAAGCTTTTTCTTAATATCTTGGATGACAAAATCATCCGTAGGTAGCTTGTGGTACTTCTTGTAATGAGCGTCAACTACTTCGAACATCTTCATATGTGAAGGGTATTCGAAGTACTCAGGCTTAACTAAGTTTACAATCTGTAGGTAAAAATCCTGATTGGATTTAAATAGGTTGATAATTCCTCGTTGGATGTTATCGCTGAAGTCGTATGCCATTAGTGTTGATCTTTTTTTCTGTTTACGTTAAGTTGTTCGCCTTGTTTCTCAGCATTATCATAGACCTCTTGGGTCCGTTTCTTAGTAAGCTCTCGCTTTTTATTTGTCTGCTCTGGGTTAAGCTTGGTAGCTTTACCGTGTTTTGCTAGTTTTTCGTAATCGATATTGTAAGACTTATATTTCTGACCATCATCTGCTAGAGCCTCTTTTGTGGAATCGATAGCTCTGTTTAGTAGTGCATCACCTTCTTGTTTATTTAGACCTTCCTTAATGAATTTCTTACCTCTTGCAACATTAGTATGACAATCACCTTTCATATGAAAAGTTACAGTGCTAAGGTCTTTCTCAATAAGTTTATTACACTCAGTACATCTAGTTCTTATAGGAGACTTTCCCATAGCATAGTCTTTTGTTACGGTGATATCACAATCCCAACATTTCCATTTATACTCCATTTTATTCTTCCCAGTCATCTCCTTCTTTTGGTAGTTTTTCCCGTATAGGAGCATTTGCAGTAACACTCCAACTGTAACCTTCTCCTTCAGGCTTATTGCAAGCCTCAATACAAATTTCTGACTTTGTAACCTTCTGCAAGAAGCTCTTTAATCCTGTGTTCAATATAAATATCCTGATATAGGAACCTACGTTGCTCGTAAAGACTTAAGAGTTCGTTAACATAGTCCATATCTTTCCAATGAAAAGGATTACCCCAATAATCAAAAGACTTGTTCATTTTTTTTATCCGCAGTCTCCACCATCTAGAGAACAAGAGTCAGCAGTAGCGTTTTCAGATACTGCAAGTCCTAAGTGCTTTTCAATATTTTCAGAAGTAGTAGGGATGGCTCGTAATGGCTCATTTCCCTTACTTCCGGCTCGGTAAATCGTCAATCCTTTAAGTTCCTTGCTAGACTCTAGAGCAAAGTCTGAGAAAGAAGCAAAGTCTTCATCAGATAGATCGTTATAGTTTTCAGGTAGATTAATGGTCTTAGAGATACTGTTGTCGATGTACTTTTGAATAGCTACCTGCATAGCAATATGTTCTTCAGGATTTACATCATAAGCTCCGACAAAGTGTGATACGTCCTTACCTGATTCAAGGTATTCCTTAAATAGAGGGTCCATAACAACCGTCTCTTTAACTAGACCGTCTACAATATGGTTTCGGAAATACATAGGCGAGAAGATAGGCTCAACACCAGTAGAAGTCCTGAAAACAATAGACGTAGTTCCTACAGGAGCTAGAGTTAAACTTACAGCATTGCGAATTCCGTGCTGTCTGATAAGCATACGAATTCTTGCAGGTAGTTCCTTAGCAAAAGGTTGTGCTAAGTACTTGTCTCTATCAAACGCTGCGAAGGATCCCTTATCTCTGGCTAAGTAAGCACTTGAGATATAGGCTTCGTTGCGGATGGTAGTGAATAACCTCTCAACAAACTCAAGAGACTTTGGACTTCCATAACGTAGTCCAAGCTTAATAAGCATGTAATGCAGTCCTGTCACACCGAGTCCGATACGTCTCGATCTGTGTCCAGCACTCTTGCACTCCTCCAAGGGAAAACCGTTGATAGTAAGTACATTGTCTAGAAACCTAACACCAGAACGAACCGTTCTTGCTAGCTTCTTCCAATCTACATCGGATCCGTCTTCTAAAACCATGTGGTTTAAGTTAACATGTCCAAGGCAACAGTTACCGTAGGCAGGGAGAGGGATCTCGCCACAGGGGTTAGTCACTTCGATCTCCTCAAAGTAATTAACGTTCGTGTGAGACTTCATGTAATCAATGTTTAAGATACCCGGATCTCCGCTTTTAATTGCGTGTTTCCAAATATAGTTCCAAAGATCTTTGGCTTTGTAAGGTACTTGTACAGCAGAGACAAACTCATCGTTCCAATCAATCTTTTGGAAACCAGATGCTCTTGCGATAGCGTCTTCTTCGTTTAGTGCTACAGTCTTTACTTTACGACCATCGGTTGTAGAGACTTCGAAGGTGTAGTATTGCTTATTATTGAAGAAGAAATACCAGTCTTCATCATTCTGACAAGCTTCGATGAACCTTTGAGTGATACCTACAGAAATATTAAAATTAGTAAGCTGTTGTTGGTCAAGCTTAATGCTTAGAAATTCTAAAACATCTGGGTGTGTGACAGGGAGAGATCCTAGAAGTGCAGTTCTACGGTTCTTACCTGCCTTAACATGGTTTCCAACCTCATTTACCATCTTCATGACAGAAATGGATCCGGGAGCGCTGTTGGGGATGTTTTGAATATCATCACCTCTCGGTCGAATCTTTCCGAAGCTAAGACCAACACCTCCTCCTGCACAAGAAATACGGTACATGTCTTGGACAGTCTTACCAATAGACTCAACCGTGTCTTCTGGAGCCAAAGCAAAGCAGTTAAGCATGTTTTGGTTTCCCATATTCCTACCAGCACCGAAAATAATTCTTCCTCCGGGAATGAAATCAGCGGCTAAAAGAGAAGAGTTAAATTTTTTCTCATACTTAGTCATGTCTTCATCCGACTCAGCAGAAGCTACAAACTTACCAACAACTTTAGCCCTGTCAGACCAGCTTTTCTCTCCCGGATAAGGGTACTTCAAATTGTAAACTTCTAAACCGTAACCTTTAACTTCAAATGCGCTCATAGTATTTCTATAACTCCGTCCTTATTTTTGTACAGTAAGGATCTGTGTATTACCTAGTGTATCTTTTAGGTGTAAATTGTGTGTAATTATGAATAAAGTACAATTTCTATTCAATTCTTGCAGTATTTATATAGTAGTTGTTAGTAATAATATACCAAACAAAAATATAAAAGTTACAAAGATCTTCATTGAATAGAGGATACTCCATCTTCTTTCGTTATGATAAGCTC